CTCCCAGAGAATGGTCCATCCACATACCGTGGCTCGTTGACNGCTACCTGAGAGCCATCTTCGGGGTTGTAGGCGGGGCTGTTGCGAGCGAAGGTCGCGAGGCTCCCGCGTTCCACGTTCGGCGCATCGGCGCCGAGCCAACCTTACCTTGCGGTTGACCTTGAGCAAGCCCTTGAGCGGCGATTGGTCGTTGTCGATGTCGAACTTACGGGTCTTGTTGCTAAGGGCAAGCCTTACCTCGTTGGCCGAAATGTTGCCGATAGGGATCGATGCNTGAGAGACTTCNCNTTCTTCGAGCAGGTGGAAACTCATGAGGTCGTCGGCGAGATAGGTCTCTTGAATGGAGGTGAAGAACTCAAGGATCTTGACCTGTCGCCCCTCATGGCTCCACCTAGTAATCGTGAGTACCTGTTTTGCAACATCGAGTACCGGCGTAGGCAAGGTCATAGACCAGGCCACTTGAGTGTTGCCCGTAACGGTCTCCGTCCGGAGCAGCGTGTCGTCAGCGGCGTATAGGTCTATCGTGAAATCAACCGGCCACTCTTCGCGCTTCGAGTCGCCCGTCACCTTCAAGGTGTGCACCGGTCTCGGCTCGTGGGTCACGGTAAGGGTCGGATACGGCGCAGAGAACGCCCCGCCCGCTCCTGCCAACTGTGACCCCCACCAACCCATTTGATGAGTTGCCGCTTCATCAGGGTCAGGCGCCAAGGCATACGTGCCGTCCAGCGTCCANGAGCCGTCTAGACTCGCTATTTTGGCGAACGGCTCCGCTAATGAGTCGGCGACCTGAGCGGGATAAGACACATTGGCCTGTTCGTTGACCGTCGTCTCGATGCTCTGGTCCAGGAACGGATCAGTGTAGTCGATGACTGCTTTGGCCAGCACCCGGCGCTCAAGGGCTTGCATCTTCTCGTTGAATTCGGGTGATACGGGGTACGGCATGGGGCACCTCCCGGTTACAGTTTCTACCTCCCCCTATTGCTCAATAAAGGCCATCTTCACTTCGTTCCAGTACCTGACACCATTGACGGTGCGCCAAAGACTCGTGATAATGTCGCCGCTGTAGCACGTGATGGTTTTCTGGCCTCCGGCATATGGAAACGTCACGGGGAAGAATGGCTTCCGGGCCTCAATAGTACTGAGTATTTCTTGCAACTTGCTATCGGGTAGCATCTTACAGGTGACATCCACCCTTAGTTTGGTGGCAATGATGTCCATGACCATCATGCCAGAGGCCGTGCGCCTGGCGTTGGATATGTCGAACCTGCCGACCTCCACGGCGGCGACATTGGGCACTCTTACATCGGCGATGTAAACAGCATCGTCCATCATCAATACACCACCCCTGCGCGAGGTTTGAGTATCAGCTCAAAACCCTGCCTCTGGCCTTCCTCAACGAGAGCGGGGAGGATTGCCCTTGCGAGAGTCGCCCTGTCGAGTCTGAGGACAATCTCCTTGTTTTCGGCAGGCTGCGTCCGACCAACTTGGCTTATCCTCATCGCCGTGACCATAGCCTCATACACGGCTTGTCCGACGGAATCTGCTATGACGTTATCCCTCTGAAGCGGGATGACCGCCTCGCGCCTACCTCCTTCGCCCATCATGGCGAACGTGGGACCCGTGACAATGCCTCCTCTTGCGAGATAGGCTATCTTCCCTATCTCTTTGAGGTTGAATCCAAAGCTCTTACCGCCAAGTATTGGCACCCAGTCAGGGATCGAGATGCTGATTTTGTTCAGTCCCCTTATCATTGCGTTGATGGCGTCAATGATGCCGTTCACGAAGCGTATTACGGTGTTGGCGATGCCACGCCACACCTTACCTGCTGTTTCCTCAATAGTCTTCCATGTCTCGCCCAACCACTCACAAATGCCATCCCATTTTTCCTTAAGCCAGTTGTAGGCTTTAAGCATNGGGTCGGTTATTTTCTCCCTGATTGTGCCCCATACCTCACCTGCAGTCTGGACGAGGTTCTGCCATGTGTTGACTATGAAAGTCCACACCGTGATAGCTATGTCCATGACGTAACCCCAAGCGTCGCTCCAGTCACCTCGGATGACGGCGAGGACGAAGCCAATGATGCCCTTGACAAGGTTTATGGCGGTCTCGATGACGATGCCTATCTGCCGCCATATTCCGCTTAACAGGGCAAGGATGGTATCGCCCCAGTTCGCCCAGAAAGTCTTTAGGTCAGACCATATCACCTTTGCCGTCTCTGCAATGGCGGTCCACGTCTCGGACAGGAAGGACTTTATGGCATTCCATATGGGGATAGCAACCGCCCAAATGCTCTCCCATAGCGCCGCGAACCAAGGCCCGATAGTATCCCAGTTAGCGATGATCCAGGTAGCCGCGGCAGCGACAAGTGAGGCTACGGCTAGGAATCTAGCGACGGGATTTGTTGCTACGAGGAATCCCGTGCCAACCGCAAGCGCGGCGCCAGCGACGATTTCCAGGATTGGACCNACGGTATCCCAATTGTCTTTAACCCACTTACCAGCAGCACTGAATCCTTCGACAACGGTCATCAGCAGCGGGAAGCGCTCCTGGAGACTTGTAATACCGTTGTTAATGGTTTCTATGCCACGCCCCAGGTTCTCACCCGCCTCGGCAATAATGCCTGCTATATTAGTAAACGCCGTGGGTATCGTCGGCACAGCGAAGTCCTCAAAGTCGCCCAAACCGAAATCAAACTCCGGCATGTCCGACATCTCGTCTTGGAGAATATGAACCTCGTCAAACGACTGGAGGTTTCTCTTTACGGCTTGTCCTGCGTCAATGATGCCTTTGGCGAACTCTTCCTGCGCTTCGGCAGCCTTCTTGCCAGATTGTGCCAAGTTCTCGCTGGACTCCACAATCGTGTCCACAGCACTAGAAGCGGGCACCGAAGCCCTCCAAGCGCTTTGTGCAGCCTGCTTGAGGCTATTTGACCACTCGGATACCGCCTGCGCGGGCCCACGAAGCGATGGTGCCACAGTAGAAAGACTTCCGAGGATAAACCCAATACTACGGGTTATGAGGCTGGCGGCGTAGAGCACGGTGGCGCTAATGGTACCCCATACGCGAACGCTAATGNCCTTAGCTTTTCCCAGTTGGCGAGAAGTAAGAGTGTAACCACGATGAGGACCGAAATGGCCAGGATGACTAGCTTTATCTTTCCTCCCGCGAGATAAGCAAGAGCCTCGCCCAGAGTCGCAGCCCCACCACGCCATGCGTTGAAAGCGAACACGGCGTTGCCAGCGAAGGATAGGANCGTCCCAACAGCTCCGATAACACCGGCTATGGTGCGGTTAATCAGCCCTAAACCATATATAAGCGGACCAATGGCAGCCACTACGAGGAGCAAATTGACCACGGTGCTCCTGACAGTGGGAGGTAATTTAGCCCAACCCTCTGCCGCTCTACTTAGTGCCTCTGCTAACTTCTCGCCAAATCCCACGACGCGTTCAATGAGCGGGAACAGGGTTTCTCCAAAACTGATAACCGAATTCTTTAGGCGGTTTCCTATGACCTGGAATCTCTTTGCAATGGTGCTGTAACGCTTCTCAGCCCGTTCGGCAAGGAGTGTACCATCTTCCCAGGTCTTCGTAGCGAGTGCCACAGTGTTCCGCAAATGGTCGCCAGCCTGGGAGATATTCATAAACGCCCTGACAAGCCTTTGGTCAGAAAGCCCGAGTTTGCGGAGCACGGCAAAAGCGTAATCACCCGTCTTGCCCAGCCCTTCGACAAATCGGGTGNACGCTTCTCCCGCATCCTCGCGCCAGAGCTTCGCAAAATCTCCCGACGTCATACCAGCAATTTGAGCGAAGATGGTAAGGTTTTCATTCCCCATAGCAACGGCTTCAACCATCTTTGCAACCATTTTGCTTATCGCAGTACCGCCTACCTGCGCCCTCACACCTAAACCGGCAAAAGCACCGGCGATACCTATCAGTTGAGCCTCGGTCATACCTGCCAGTTTGGCTACACCTGCAGTCTGCTCCGCCATATCAAGGATGTCTTGCTCTGTGGCGGCGAGTGCGTCTCCTACAGCCTTAATTGTGGAACCGTAGCGTTCCCACTGATTACCGCCAGACTGCATGATCGCATCGAGCCTGCCGATGCTCATGGCGGCTTTCTCAAGTTCCACCTCTGCCACATCACCGAATTTGGCCATAGTCTCAGTAAACCCAGCCAAATTATCTATGGTGATACCGAACCTGGCTCCAATGGCGGCTATGTTGGCAAGCTCTTTGTGGGTTTTCGGAATGCGTGAGGCTATGTTGCGCAGGCTCTTATCGAGGGCCATTAATTCCTCGGCTGTACCACCTACAATCTTCTCGACGTTGGCAAAGGTGTCTTGCCAGTCTATTGCCGCTTTGCTAACGGCAGTAAGCCCGATAATAATCGGCGTGGTGATGCCGAACATCCATTTCTTGCCTATGCTCTCCATCCGCCTGGCGGATTGCTGAAATTCTTTCTCCGTGGACTTAACGGCACGGGCAGCCTTGCCCATAGTGCGTTCAAAATCCGTCGAGGATGCGGTCAAGACAATGGCAAGCCTACCTACTGTTGGCATTGACCTTCACGTCCTTGTAAGATAACAGTGCAGGTTTCGGCACACAAAGCCGGGTTTAACACGGGGGCCGCGTTCTAGGCGGCCCCTTGCTTGAATGGGCGCAGTGGAACTAGTCTGCCATTCCTGCGGACACAAGTGGAAGCCGGGGCGTTAACGAGATTGTGTTGATGCGCCAGAAAGATACCGCATCCACATCTCCACAATTGCCCGCTGCTCATCACCGGATTGCTCCTGCGTCTCTATGGATTGCCGATTGGGCATAAAGTCCTTCGGCTCGAAGGGCTTCCTGTGCTTCTTTGGGTCACGGTTCACATTGTAGATGGCAGAGGTTACAAGCGCCGCTCTCCAGTCCTCGACCTCCGTGCCCCACGGTTCCATAGAGAAGAATGCCATCCATTCGGTGAGTTCGCGAGAACTGATGCGCGAAAGGAGTTCATCAACTGTCATGCCAAGCGCCAGAGCCAGGCGAAAGTAGAACCTGCGCTCTGGACGCTTTAGGAGTTTTTTGTCAGTTCCTCGACATCCTCAGAGGTTAGACCAGACAGCCTTTGAGCAACCTCGAAGATGCGGTTAAGGGCTGCCGCGGATTTCTGGCCAAGCTTCTCCACATCCGCATCGCTAAACAGGCGGTTCCCTTCCTCATCAACGACAGACATGGCGACAAGCTTGGCGCGTAGGTTCATGAGATTCATCCTAGTTGACCTGCCGCGCTGCTCAACGATGGACGCCTCTAGCGCATCTCTCTCCGCGCCTGTCAGGCCCCTCACATAGACGGCGCCGTCCCACTCGGGGACTTCGACGAGTTCTTTCGGGAGGTCTTGAACCTGGAGAATATCATCCCTGGTAAGTATCTTCACCTTACTCACCATCCTCTATTTCGTCGAAGTCGTAGTCGCCAACCAGAACCAGTGTCACTTGGACTTGTATGACGCTTCCAGACTCAATGTCCTGCATTTGAAATGCGCTGCAGAAAGCGGAGAAAGTCCAGCCAAAGCCGTCCTGAAATTTGATGCGGTAGCGGTTGATGGAACCCTGTCTGAAGTCCTCATGCAGGAGGATATGCTTGTTATTCTTGGAATCGAAGTTGAGGGTGACGGTCACTTGGCCCGCATCTATTGCGCCAGGAAGTTTCTTGAGAACATCGCCTTCGGGAGCAAGCTCCTCGACATCCACAACCTCTCTCTCAGGCTGCGGAGGCGTGATATTAGCAACCTGTGTAATTTCCTCGAAAACGCCTGCGGGCGTTTCGCGATAGAACTTAGCCCTCAGACCGGTGATTTCCGCCATTAGAATCACTCCTTACGCAGATTTCTTGTACCTGATGTAGAAGTCAATGTGGTGGAAGATGACCTCGTCATCCTGCATTACCTGCTCATCGCTGATGAGCGAAGCCTCTATAACCGGTAGCCCATACATATCGCCTGAAAAGCCGTCCACGCAGTTTATGACGGCTTCTTTGGCGATCTCCGCCTGTTCCTGTTCATGGGCGACAACCGTCACCTGCAACCTCGCCCGCCAGAAGGCGGGGCCATTCAAGTCTCTTTCTGGGACGTTGCTAATCGTGGGCCAAATGACCAGGACCGGCAATTGAGCATCTGTCGGTCTTCGTCCATGAACGATGTCTGTAACCGAATTTCGCACTGCATCATCATTGTAGAGGAGAGCAAACAACGCTTCTCTCGGTTCTACCATAGGCGCAACCTCTTTCTAATCTCGCGTTCAAACACCTCCGTCGCCTCATCCTGCTTTTCCTCGAAAGCCGGACGCAAGAAGGGATAGGGTTGGACCATCTTGTGCCATGTGAATTGCTCACCGAGCTTACGGGCGGAGCGCCTGAGTCTTCGTGCCGTCTTTACTTCGCTGGGTAGTACCACCGCATGTCCCCGCTCGACGAAATCTCCATACCAGGCTTCTTTTCCAGGACCGACGTAGATTTCCACACGCGCTTTAGTCTGCTTGCGGACTTCCTTCTCGATGTTGTCTCTCAGAGTGCCGGTTCGGACGCGGGGCCTCATGTTGCTGTCTCCAAGTCTCCTGACCGTCTCCTTCCTGATGACCTCGGCTGCCTGGAGCGCACATTCTCTCATGTGCTTCTTGGCGTATTCCTCGGCGATCATCTGGAGCTTGCGAGCTATCTTGTCTCCGCCCTCGACCTTCACGCGGACCTTGAGGTCAGCCATAGCATCAGCCACCCCTTATGGCCCGGATTTTCATCCACATGCCGTCATCCCGCATGTAGTCGATCTGCCTGATGTTGTAGATCTCGTCTTCGTAGACAAGCCTATGGGTATCGGTGTGCATCTCTTCGAGGAAACGTGCGTATCGGACTACGAATTGAACCGTCTGCTCTTCTCCTACCGCCAGGGCTGCGAAGTAATCACGGCCAAAGAGGCTCTCGCGCTCAGCCCATACGGTCTTCCAGTCTTCCCACCGGGTCTTGATGTTTCCGTACTGGTCCCGCTCGGTGACTTTCTTCTGGATTGTGACTTTGCGGCGGAGGACCCGGCCCAGGTCCCGCTGGATCTCATTCGGGGTTCTCAGCATCTTGCTTTGCCTCCCAGTCCTTTACAGCCTCCTGCCACTTTAGCGCCTGCAAGTCCTCGTCGAAAAGTTTCGGGAAGTACTCGCGGGCGTTGTTGTAGTCGAGGCGGCAGAAGTTGATGAGTAAATCGCGGGCTAGGCCGGGTGTCTCGAAGTCCAATGTCGTGCCAGTATATGCTTGGAGATACGCCTTGCCGTTCTCGATGCTCTCCAGGATGCGCGTGTCATCATCGTCCCACGTTATCTTCAGCACATCCTTGATAACTTGTAGCACGGCGTATCACCTACCCTTCGGCGTTTTCCGTAGACTCCTCCGCAATCTGTTGAACGAGTTGGCCATATCCGGCGGAGTTTATCTCCTCGTACCTCTTGCGGCTCATAGTGAGACAAGTCCCCGCTTTGTGCAGGGACTTGTTATGCTTGTCTCTGAATGTCCTGAGAACCAGAACCTTCATGTTCTTGCTCTTAGCCATTTACTGACGCCTCCGGGGCCTCCGGGGCCTCCGGGGTCCTCTCCACGACCGCCACTTTAGGCACGTATGGCTTGAGATCCGACAGGTCGAGTACGAGGAACGAGTTGTTGTCTACAGGCCGTCCGAAGCCGTAGAACTTGGTGAGGTATACCCTCTCGTCCTCAAGGAATCTGTACTCGTCGGAGTATTCGACCCTTCCGCCCTGGCCGATGCCCATAGCCATGAGGTAGTTGCGCCCGATGCCGATGATACCCTCTCCCTCGTTTACCCAGGCGCTCTGAATAACCGTGGTAGGGAAGGGGAACACATCACGGTTGAAAGTGCCGTCGAGGACACGAGCTGTCGTGGCGGGCATGACCTTGTTGAAGTAGGTCGCGGGGTTAACCACGAGGATTACCCTGGTTATCCGCCTGTACAGATTGTTGCGGCTCGTCGCAAGTTGCGCGAGAAGCTGTCCGTATGTCGCGGGCTCGAAGTCTTCGACCTGGGTGGGAACCTTCTTGGAGTAACCGAGCACCTGGTCATACTGGGACAGGTCGCGGTCCATGCCGATGGGCTCATAGATCCGCTGTGCAGGATTTGCTGCGCCGGGAGCGACGCCACGACCGCTGACGA